AAATAAATTTTCCACAAATCATCCATTCAAAAAAAATAAATTGGTTCTTGGTGTTGAAGAAACGGATAATGGACAAACAAATCCAGGATTATACCAATCCCTACAATTTGACTGATTAAATCTCATTATGCGAGCAGGATAGTTTTTTGTTGAGGCTGTTAATCCTACTTTACAATTTGAACTTTCTGTGTTCATAAATGCAAAAGGTTGAAATATTCCTAATGGACAAACAAAATTAGGATTGAAATGATAAGGGCAATTCTGAATCGTAAAACTAAATTTTAACGCATCGCGTATAGTAGGAGTTGCCTCTACCGAACAAACTCTTTCTGCCCACCTTACACTGTTAAGAAAGATGGAAAAATTAAGCCTTGATGCGTTATAATTTATAATCGCCATTATTAAATACCTTCTCTAAGAGCAATAGGCAGTGAAAGATTAACCGCATCAGCTATAAACCTGTACGCTTCGTCACAAATGGTATAGTTCGAAGTATTAATTGGAACTGTTGTGAATGTCCAGCCTGTCTCTAAGGTTAAAGCTGTGGCAGTATTTGAAGCAATCTTTTTTATCTGCCCTATTCCTGTACTGGACGTGATGATAACTACTTTCCCTGCAAAAGCGTTGGTTGTCCAGGACTTGCTTGTGTCATTCAATATTGATGCTGAATTTGATCCTGAGGATGTTCCAGAATCCAATCTATTTATTGCGAAGGTATCCTCAATAACCAAACCTGTATATGGAGGAACTAAGAAATACTCGTCCATGTAGTATCCAGCATAAAAATTAGCCTGGGACATATCGGATGCCGAATGAAATAAAAGTGGTTGAAGCATATATTTATTTGAAGCATAATCGGGGTCAATAGATCCCTGAGGGATCATGTAGCCATGACTCGAATAACTTGCGTTATTGGCAAGAGGAGTCGATGAACTCCCCCCTATGGGAATCGTAGGATTAAAATAGTAATAACCATTGGACCAGATTCCAAAAGTTGAAGGGAGTATGGCAAACCGTGAGCCAGAAGAAAAACTATTGACAAGGGTGGTAACGGTTAAAGATGTTGAATTAATAATTGAAGCGACCGTGACTCTTTCTATCCCTTCCATTGTCGCTCCTAAAAGAGAATATGAATATCCAACTTCAAATCCGGCTGTACTGGCGACATTTAAAGTTACCCCACTTCCTGCTGAAACTGCCTGTGTTAAATTTGTTGATAATGGTGTGAATGTTTTCATGTGTCCGAACATAAGCCTATAATATGTAGTGCTTATCTTCAGTGTTATGTGAACTAAATCCTTATTCCCATGAATCCAAAGATAATTTGCTGTATTTGACACAGTTAAATCAAAAGTTGTTGCATAGCCAGCTTCATCAGTTTTAAAAACAAAATCGTACTTATACCAAACTGAGAACTTAATTACTGTTATAGACTCCCAATATGATATTTTAACACGCTCATATATCTTATCAGCATTGACACCATTTGACTTGTAAATTCGATAAGCATTGGCAATGGTATGATTTCCTGTTCCTTGTGATGAGATATTTATTGGAGATCCGCCGACTGTTGCTGTAAGTTTAAAAGTATTTGTTGTGGCTTGAGTGATATAGTACAATGCAAGCTTTGCCGTTCCCCCAGGAGCCGTTCCTGTTGATGTAATCTGTATAGGCATCCAGTCTACCAGACCATGACTATTGTAAGTAAACGTATCCGCAGCTATACTTACAGCCGTATAGGAAAATGTGATAGGGGTAAATTTTCCATCAATGGGAGTCCATCCCATTGCTTCCATTTGAGTAAAAATCTCTCCAAGAACTAGTGTTCTTGTTGCCAAACTTTTTGCAACAACTGTCTTATACGCATTGGTAGTGGTTTCTGTAAATTCCGCAGGACTGGATTCTATCAACTCTATTTCACCAAATCCAACCCAACTTGCGTTACCACTTCCTGTAACGTTTATCTTATAATAAGTATAGGATGTTGAGTTTGAAATTGAATAAGTCTTCATTTCGTTCCCACCAAAAACCTGTCCTGTGATCGTGTCTAATGTGGTCCAGTTTGTGCCATCATTACTACCTAAAAAAGTCCAATCAGTTGGATATGTGCCATATTGAACATTATATACAAGGGTGTAGGAAATTACAATTCTGCCTGTCGTGCCAAGATAAACTTGCCAGTACCCGGTAGTTCCAGATGCGTACCATCCTGCATCTCCTTCTCCTCTATTACATGCATAATATGCAGTAGATAATGAAGTAGAATCACTAATAACTATTGGACTTGGTGCATTATTAGCTGTCATTAATGGTAAAATGCTATATAGGTGATGTCTATAAACAGCCATGATTTACCTTATAAAAGTTGCTTAATAAAATGTTTTAGCCAAGTCCCCATAAATAACATCCCTGGACTTTATGAACGTGAAAATATCGACTTTATCCCCGGATGTTGTTAACGTAGGAGCTGTGGCATTAGGCCATTTTACAGTGGTTACAAATGATGCTGTCCTATTACCAGAACTATCCTGTATCATGATAAGCCTATAAGGATGTCCATTTATCATATTAGTGAGGGTGAGGGATACGTTTCCTGTAAGAAGAACGGATTGACCAGATCCCAAACTAAAATCAATAGTTAAATCGACTGCGTAAGTAGGTTGATATTCAGAATCAACACCAGTGATACTATCTCCTTCGGTTAATTCCTTTGTTTCCCCTGCATAAACACATAGTGGTCTTTTTGTTTCCATATTTTACGCCAATACAATGGGGTCAAGATATTGAAAGTTCAGGACAGTCGCACTAACCACAACCCCCACTCTCTGCACCACATTTCCACTTCCGGTTGGAGCCGTTGCAGAACAAAGACCAGGAGTTGTGGAAAGATATTGCTTCCCAGGAGTCAATCCTGTTACCTGTGTATTAGATCCTTCAAAATACACCGTAGCACTTGCTCCATTTTCCACAACCGCAAGGACAAATCCATGTGCTTCCTTTCCAGCAGTAGAAGCATCGGCCTTCCTGCATTTGGCTCCGGTAGAATCATAGACATTTACCAAATCCCCTGCTGCCAAAGCCTCAGAAGCAGTAATAGCAGCAGTATCAGCACCAATCCCTGTTGGCATAAAGGACAAATCCAACTGTCCAGATACTCCTAATGCCGGTAACTTCCCCGAATCACCGGCACCGACTGATGTGGTCTTTGAATTTACAATCGATGCATCAAGGACACCACTTCCGTTCAAAGCCGGTAGTTTGCCTTCATCTCCTGCACCAGCAGATGTAGCAACAGCAGCTTCCTCAGTCATAACACCAGCATTGTTCTTCAAAAATTTATGCGCGGCCATTTGTTACTCCTTATATTAAAAAAATCGGTTCACGAATACTGATAAATATTTTTGTTTGGGTAATAGGGAATCCTATAATTAAACTGAATCCTAATACTGGCTGAACTTGAGTAAGTAGCCCATCTATTCCTATCCAAATAGGAATATCCAAAGTCCAATTCCAGGAAGGCTCAGTTAATTCTCCGCCCCTTTGAATTCCTATCAAGCCGGAAATAACAGCCCCCGTTGTCATACCAATAACCTTATTTGCGTGAAAAGGATTTGCGCTTGATACATACTCTGCCTCTTCATTTTCATTTATGAACACCATTCGATGACCACTCATTGGGTAAGCTACGGGGTACTCTAAAATCTGTCCAGCAGTAACACCAGGATCACCTTTATCCCCTTTTGGAGGAGAAGTTTCAAATTGATGAACTACTTCCTGCACTGTTTCAAATACTACAACAGGATTATCTGAAACAATAACAGTCCCATTGTCTTGAGATTCAAAAGCATAATCGGTCATATTCTCACCGTAGAAGCTTTTATTGTCAGCACTCCATATTGGCACACCACTGCTTCTCCTAAAGCGTTATAGAGAAGCATGTTGTATACGCCCACAATATCCTTATGATTCACACACAATCCTAAGGTATCATTGTCTTTGATGTAAATTTGGTATTTACCAACAAGATCAGGATCAGCCCCATCATCAAGGATATAGATACCAGAATCTCCATCAGCTACCCAAGGAGTAGATGATTCAGAAAAACTTAATAAAATTGTATCGTCCGTGAGTTTTTTCCTGCCTGTAAATAAAGCGGTGAATCCATTTATAGGAACAGGGGAACCTCCTACAATGGACCACCGATGATACTTATCATACGTACCACCTTCTCTAATTTCCATATCAAAATTATAAGGAACGCAATTCATCATTACTCCTTAGTTGAAATGCATAATGATTTTTGCAAGTCCAGCACCCGTTCGAGATTCAATAACATGCCCAATCTCACAAAAATGTTTATCCGTTGCAAACGGGGATTCGGGAACAGCTTCCGACAAAGCTTGTCCTGAAACTTCTCCTGTATCTGAAGCTATGCCAGTACGAGCCAAATGTCCTCTTACAGTATTACCCCAAAAGTACACATCAGCAATTCCAGAAACCACCACCCAAACTTCCGATCCATCCGCAACTCCCGATTCATAAAAAACTCCGCAACAATTGGGAACACCAATTTCTACCAACTGAACCGCTTTGTCCTGTGATGAAACAGGAGTTACACAATATCCTTTAATACTCGGATTTCCAGTTTTATTTGTTACCCGAATGGCAATACCCCCTTCCGGTGTAAACATTATTTTTGGATTTCCGAATTTTGTTTTCAAATTTGTCTGAGTTCTTCGCATTATGCAATCTCCTCAATCCTGATATCCCCAAGTTCACCAGAAGCACTCCGAAAATACAAAGGGATATTAGTAGTTACAGGGATTTCAACAACGGCCCCAACCGGAATAGGACGTGAATACATAATAGGAGTAATTCCAGAAACATACCCATAATAACATTCTCCTGAATTTATATGAGAATTGTTATAAGCCCAAATTGCTTTTCTTGGAAAGCCCTGAACCAATTGGGAAGTAAAAAGAGAAGGAATAGGAGTTACTGCAACTGCGGTGATGACTGCTTCCTTATCACCATTAACCATAACACGAAGAAGGTTTTCTATTTGTCCTGACATTTCAATCTCCTTTATTCAATATATATAAATATTTTTTCTCCTAAAGGAGATTGATTTCAATGTCTCTTCATATTGCACAATGGGAAGTATTTGTCAAGATCAAACAACCATCAATGAAATAACTCCTTTGTAGTAAATGGTATCAGAATGCAATCCTTGTCTATCCTGAAAAGGAGTGAACTGAACTGCTCCTCCTTGAATTTCATTGACAAATCGAACAGTCTTTGTGAAGGTCTTTCCATTTGAGGATATAACAAGAGGGTATGTCCCATTGACTACATTGGAAAGATCTTTCAATAATTGAACAGTGGACTTCTTCTGCATACCCTGTGATTCAGTAGAGATCAAAGTAATAAGCCTTCCTTTTTCCATTGCCTGGAATTCTTGAATCACCATACCCCCTCCCAATGTTGGGGTGGATTCTGCTCTTATTAATGAGTGTTTAAACTCATCTTCAAAAATCATATCCCTATCAAGAGTGATGCCACCTATTGTTGTTGTCATATATCCTACCTTGATACAATAAAAAGACTGTTCTTTTGGTGAGCTGGTAATGAAGCAGCTAAACGAGGATCAGACATTGCAAATTTCATTGTCTGTCCTGTAACAGTTTTTGTCTCATTATAAATTTTAGTTTTTTCATGTGTTCCTAATTTCATTTTTGATATGAGATTAGGAAGTCCGTTCCAATTTACCGCAATTTGATTTGTCATATACCCTCTCTACATGCTAAGTACGGATTATTCCCTACCCCTGTCCCATTCGAAAAGTATCTGTATCCTTCATCACAAATAATATATTGAGAAGTATTATCGGGAATAGCTTCAAACAAATAATCAGATGAAATTGTGATTGCAGTTGCAGTATTTGACACAATCTTTTTGATCATTCCTGCTCCTGCACCAAATATAATCACAACCACCTTATTAGCAAAAGCATTCACCGTCCATAATTTACCAGTGTCATTCATAACCGAAGTTGTATTACCTGTTCCAGTAGAAGTTCCCGAATCAAGTTTCCCTACTGCAAAAGTATCCTCAATTACCATTCCGGTACTTGGCGCGGAAAGTATATTTTCATCTAAGTATCCGCCAGAAGATGCGGATTGCTGATTTTGGCTCATATCAGCAGAAAAGATACAAGGTTGAAGTATGTATTTATTCAATCGATAATCAGGATCAATACAGGAGTTTGGAATTACAATCTCAAAACTGGTCATAAATCCATTATTATTTTCAAGACCTACATTGTCCGAACTGCAAGTGGGGATAAAATAGCCATTTACCTGAACTACACCAAACACAGATGGATTGTTTCCTATCAAAGATCCGGAAGAATAATTCCGAGGAAGATTAGATACTTTCATTTGTGTACTATTTGTAATTTCAGAAATAGTTACATTATCCCTGCCTTCAAGTGTTGCTCCAAGTATTTGGTAAGAATAGCCAACTTCAAAACCGACAGTGCTTGTTACATTCAAAACCGCACTGTCTCCGGAAGTTGCAGCTTGCGTAAATGCAGTTTTTAAATCAAAAAAAGCCTTAATCCACCCAAAAGATGATTCATAATACGTACTAACAACCTTTGTCCCTATTAGGACATGATTTTTATTTCCCCAAATCCACAAATAAAATCCTGTTTGATTTGTTGTCACTTGTCCCAAATAATAATTAACGGAAGATCCTTCGAATACTTTCGTTATGGCGCTGTATTTGTAATGCGCTCTAAAATAAATAATGGTGGCTGATATGTGTGTATACATATAAATATACTCAGGAATTCTATCTGAATTTTCCCCCGTAGATTTATAAATCCTACCAGCTTCAAAAATCGTATGATTACCAGTTCCTTGACTGGTTATATCAATAGCAGCACCATTGTAAACTGATTCTGTAAGTTTGAAAGTGCTACCGGAAACATCCACAACAAAGTATCGGGTATTAATTGCTAATCCGCCAGGAACAGTACCAGTAGTTTGAACCTGAACAGCATCTCCATTCACAAATGTATGTCCTACTTTCGTGAATGTATTGTCAGTCACATTAACATCAGTATAAGGAATACCAGTTGCAGCAGCACATATACCATCCACATAATCCCAACCCATTGCAAGAAGCTGAGTGTGAATCTCTGTTATTGCGGCTTCTCTATTAACCATTGCTTTATTGATTGTGTATTTATAAGCCATTTCATAACTCCTTTTAAAGTTTAATACCAGATAAAGTTCTGAACGTAAAGTTTCAATTTTCCTCTTTCGTATTCCTGAACAATGCGAATTGTGGGTTCAGTTGTGTAACTTGTGCCATCCCACATTCCTGCTGCAACAGCAATTTCTGTAACAGAATAAGGATAAGTAGCAGAGGCAAAACTCATATATTTATTTCCTCCCCTAATTATTCCTTCCAAATGATGAGGACTTGCAATCCAATCTTCATAAGCATCGGTCTGCTCTTTATTTTCTGTCGAAGTCATTACTATATCAATATTCTCAGAAACACCAGCATAAACACCAGCATAATGATTTCGATCCCCTACAGAGTTACCTCCTGGTCCCTCATGTTGGAACACTTCATTTGCCACACACCAATTGGCATGGTCTTGACAAACTTGAACTTGATTAGCTGCCCAGGTCATTTTCAATGATCGTATTGAATTGCATAATTGAAGTAGTCTGTTCGTAACTGCTGATGCTGGCTGATTGTCTCCAATTTGAGGAATAATAAAAAATCCTTCTTCCTGTGTTGTTATGGAAATAACTATCTCTCCTTGAATTCCGGATGCAGGGTTCATTGCATCAAAAAACACAAAATGTCCTGCTGATGTATTCAACACGATGTATTTACCATCAACGATCTCTTTATTTTTTAATTTGTAATATCCTTCATATGGAATATCCTTATAAGGATTTTCTAAAAGATATTCATTGTACGTTCCATTGTATAAATCGTATCTCCTTAAATAGGATTCTCCATTAACTTTTGCAATCACATAATAAAAAGATCCCCAATGATCAACTCTTCCTGATGTGTATTGAATCGAAGGATCAGTTTCAGCATTGGGATAAATAAAATCATACATCCAATATCCAGAAGAATTAAACCATCTTTGAAAACATCGAATTCCTGATGTGGAATCCTTTAATTCAGATGCAACACAGATGAATAAATTGGTGACACTTTGATTCTTGATATACCTTCCAACTATTATCCCTGTTCCTAATTTAGATTGAGTATTACCATCATCATAATTCTGATTAAAAACAGGCACCAACAGATGTGAATTGTTTCGAATATCATAACCCAAATTATCTAAAAACCAATCCAACCATTCATTGGTTGCAAGGGTCCACGCTTCAACTTGAATTACATAATCTGTAAGAGATCCTACAAAAAGATCATCTTTATCCACAATGTCTCTTTTGATGTCAGGATCAGAACTTTGAATCGTGTTAGGATTTTCTTTGTACAAACGTCCTGTTTGGGAGATATATCCAGCATTATTCACTCCAAACGAATTGAAATGTACAAACCCATCTCCGGTATTAGAAGGAACAAGTGAGTAGGTATCCTGTTCCAACCAACACCCATCATAAAAAGGAAGAGCAATAATTTGCCCGTTATAATCAATTACCAAATTCCCAATATACGTTATGGCATTCAGAGGCAAGGTCATTTGTATATCAGTGAAACTATCCAATGTTAAAGAACCATCAAGGTTTCTTATGTACCGTTGGTATGCTTCAGGATGTGTCAGCAATTTAGCTGTGACATACGAATTTTCTATTGCCACATGAGGAAGTAAATTTGCATCATAAGAATCACTTATTTGATCAGGCAATTTTACAGTTTTAATCAAAGATCCTGATCCCAATGAATAATAATCAATATATCCATCTACGCCATCATTTCTGAAAAAACAAAAATTGAATCCTTCTATTCCCGTAATAGGCTCAAAAGGATCAGGCATTGGTATGGTGCTTGATTTTAATTTGGTTCTGACCAAATACGTGTACCCACTTTTTTGTAGATAAAAAACTCCTTGACCTCCATCACTTATTGAAGGACTTGATGGAGAACCTACATACTCGGTTACATCAGCACAAGGAATTCCGTATTTGTTCAACGTATGTAACACAATCGTTTGATCGGCCATTACTTTTCCTTACACAGGAACTTCTTCAGTTACAGGTTCATATACCCCGGTTTGCCGAACAGCCATAATTTGATATGTCATAGCAGGATTTTGAAAAAGATAGGTACTCGGAATGCACATAACCAAAACTAAAGCTCCTTTTTTATAAACAGATGTTGGCCTTGACCAGGAAAAATTAGCTGCATTTGAATCTGCTCCTGTTGCAGTAACTACAGATCCCATATCAGCCATTTTTACTTTGTACTTAAAATTTTTAGTTCCTAAAATTTCAATGATTATTCCAGTATCAAAGATGGGAGGATTAAGTCTTGATTTACTTAAACGCTGAATCTCTTCAAAAAAGATGAGATTCATTGAAATCATCTGATCATATCCTTGACTTTTTTCGACTTTAGGAATTTCAGTTGCCATTATCGTTCCTTGTATTGCTCAGTTGAGATGACTGCCCAAACTGAAGAAGGAGTTATGTTAATGGAATATTCCTTAACTTTGAGTTTTACTGATCGTAATCCCAAATGACTATCAGTCACAGAAATCCATTTAGTAGGAAGAACTTCATTTGATTTGTGAACCGTTTGCAATGTTCTTTTGACCACTACATAATACCCACCTTGAGAAGGATCATCTAAAAATCTCTTTCCTCTCTTTGCAGCTATATTCTGAGTGGTGATCATTTGGTCAGATATTGGGGGAGCAACTCTATCTCCTAATCCTCGAACACATTTGACAATGATTGTTGATGGCATTATTAATCCTTACGAAACTGTAAAAGTGTCATTTGCAAGTTCATCCTCATCGGAATCAAGATAATTTGATGCAGTTATTTTGATTGTGTGATCACCCACTGATATACCAATAATGGTTATGATTCCATCGGCGTCTGTACTTCCTCTTGAAATTCCATCCACCACAACATCTGCATTGGGAATAATAACATCTGTTGCAAAATCCTTAACCAATATTGAAATATCCTTTTTATCAACTTCAATAGGAATATCTGTGTTATTAACGGTTTTTGAGATTGACATTGTTGAACCGCTATTTGTATCCAAATAAATCGAAAATGATTTCCCAACAAAGGACCAGGGTATTGGGGCATAGAGTTCCCCGGATAACGATTCATAATCAATTGCAGCCAATGAAGACAAAGGGTGTGCTGTTGAGTCATAATTTGAAATTACAACTTCGGTCCTATTTTTTTTAAATGATAATATATATCCTGAATTATCATAAAAAGAATATGTCCTGCATTGGCAAAATGGATGGGCTAATTGTCCTGTTCCATTTGTAAAAGAAACATCCTCTATGAAACGTTTAGTCCCAACATTACCATATTGCGAAACATAAGTTCCTGTTGTAGTATATATCCTTTTTATATTAGAATAATCATATCCTAAAACTATGCCTTTTATGTAAAACTGATCCGCATCTAACTCAGTTTCATTCAATTCCAATTGAACCTCATAACTATCAGACTCAAGAGGAATTTCATAATAATCAAATCCTATCGTTGCCATGCCAGTACGATCTGAAAAATAAAACGCTGCTATTCCTTCTTTAAGAACATCATTTTTCGTAATATAAGATCTAATATATCCTGTTGCACAATAACATCTGTAACTGACAGTCTTATATGCCAAAGGAATATCTTCATCTCCTTTAACTTGAGTTAATCCATTAGTATTAGGATATTGAGTATTGCCGTCTCCCCATGTCAACAAAACTGTTTCAGTTCTATCCTCTATTCCGTTAGCTCCATCAAGTGATGAATAACCATGCCCAAGAACTTCAGTTGCAACTCCTAAATTTTTAGGATGATAGTTGTATACTTTGACCTTTCGAGATCGCCCATATTCCCATCCTTTCAAATCATCTTCCTGAAGTTCCGCAGATAAATAGATCGTATTGGCACCATCTCCTCCGGTGCTACTGCTGCCATACCCATTCACCACAACGCTGTTGTACCCAATAGGATAAACAACATCGTCATTCAGTGATATGATATGATCCAAATCATTATATTCCTGAATTGAAATATCCTCAGTTAGTTTAGTAACCGGGTCCAAAGTACCCACTGAATATTCCTGAACAGTTAAGGAACCGTCTGCATTTGCAATGACTTCTGCTCCTACAACGCTTACCAATTGAGAGATGATATCCATTGGGGAACTGTTGCTTGTCGAAAAACTATCCTTATAAACAACGAAATCATCCACATTCCAATGAACAACAACTTTGCTTTTTATGTAGGAAGAACAACAATAATTGATTGCGTATTGAATTATCTGAGTTGCCATTACATCCCCACTTTGCCAAGGATGTACTTTCTCTTCCAAATCAGATAACAAAGGGTTTGCATAAGGCCGATCAAGTAATGCTTGTGCTGATCTTCCCCATGCTGAAAAGGAAACTCCTGGAATCGAAACAGTGGTATTGCGTTCCTCAATCAAAAACTCATAATTCATTTCTCCTAAAATAACCTGAAGTCTCAGCAATCCAAAATTCGAAATAGGATCAAACTTAGACCAAAGTGCATCAGAAACAATTCCTATATCAATGGAGTTGCAAAACATTCCTTCTGAGAATTTCACCGCAACATTGCTGAAGTATTTCAGTAAGGATTCTCCATCAATCAATATATTTATTGGGGTAGCAGCCATTATTGAACTCCATGTATTTCAGAAAAATAAAATCCTGTATATTCTTCGGGGTTTCCGATCACAGGTTCAGAGGTTAGAATACGGTTAAAAAACGTGAAATTTTTCTGAAACTCATTGACAGCGAGTATCCTATTCTTGAAACTAAACGAAAGCGATACATTAGATGTTAAAGAATTTTTAAATGAAAAGGAAGTCTCAAAATCAGCATTCAAGGAATTTGAAAAACTAAATCCTATTTGTAATTCAAGTGCATTTACAAAACCAAACGTAAAGGAAACTTTATTTGATGTAGAAGCTTCAATAACAACTTCCATTGAAATAGGCAATTGAATTGTATTACCGATTAAATCAAAGATTACTCCTTCATTGATAACAGTGGATTCTTCCAATTGAACCTGTAAATCAAAAACAGATTCGATAAGGATTTCATTTGTAATTCCTGAATAAACAGTTTCTCCGTAAAATCCGGAAAACAATTCCAAAGGATCAGAGAATGTAATATGATCAATCACATCAGCAGGGATTGTTTCATCAGGAGCCATTGTCAGTGCAATGGTGGAATCTTCTGAAAATCTAATCCTATTATTTTGCGTAGCAAATATTGTAGATTCCCAGGAAGGAAACTCAACTTGCATTTCAGGAATAATTGAAAATAAAATTAATCCATTATCAGGAGAAGCAATTCCTGTTACTACCAAACGTGTGTAAGCTGTCTTTTGAGGAACAAAATTCTCTTGATGTCTTGCAACTCCTGTTGAAAAATGTAATCCATCAATAACAAAATCGACATTTCGTAAGGAGTAGTCAATCACTCCAAGATGCCATTGTGCCGATTCTGCTATTGGGATAGGACTCCATAAATCATCAATGAGAACCTGAGATTCACCACTTACAAATATCCTATTGACTCCAAGTGATCTGTTAAATTCGATATGCCGGAATTCACCACTCAGATTGCATATACAGGATGTATGTAATGAACCTCCTTGTATTTGGTGAATTTGATGATCCTCATAATAGATGGACCAATCTTCTACTCCCATTATGTGTTGATAGGATTCACCAGAGACTTTTAAAAAGAAATCAATTGTGTAATCCTCATAACAAAAAGCATTTAATCCTAAAGGAGCAAAGGGGCTTGTCTTGTCATTTAACAACCAGCTACTTGGAGTCCTTGTTGGAACTGCCAAAGGATCATACGAATAAAATCTATAACCAAGTCCTATTTCACCGGATACATAAGGATTATATGTGGAAGGATAATCTTGTGTCGAAAATGAGGGAAAATTGGATGCTTCCCCACTAATGGCAGAATTACCAGCTTGGTCAACTGTCCAATAAAATCGAGAATAATCGTCAAGACCCGACATAATTTATCCTATATAATCTGAAAAGAAAGATCTGACAACTTGATCATAGATTCATCAAATAACATGGAATGTTCCAGTGATAAACATCCAACAATCAATCCTTTTACATCAGTCGAATAATCGTAAATAACCAAAGAACTTATTGATTCCAATTTCCCAACTGACAATTCAAAGTCATTGAAGGACAAAATACCGTCTAAAGAAAAGTCATTAAACAAAAGGGGAAGTCCAGATTCATATCCGTTTTGTTCTTCAATTTCGTAGGAATCAATTTGATCAATAAATCTTTCGTGCGTATCAGGATCAAAAACAAAAAATCTATTCATCAAAGCAATTCGGTAATCTCCTTCAACTCCTGGAACATGGGAATATGTGTCGAACATTTCCCGTTTCCATTTGTTACTGAAAACAAAATCCCTTTGAACTTCGATCAATTGATTGAATGTGTATAAGGACATATTTGAATTAAATGTCGTGGAAGGAATCAATATTTCCCTTATCAATTCCAAAGCCAATTCAGAATCGAGAAGGATATCAAATTCTCCTGATGCTCTTATCACAACTTCCAAAGTCATTGTGGAATCAAATTCAGGATTAACCTCAATAAATGGTGTTGAAGGAGGAGTAAAATCAGTGTCCAAAACCACCAAATTACTGAAATTAATGATATGATCTACAGACTGATATCGAGGAGCAAAATCCTCTGTGAACAATGCAAGGTCTGTAACTCTGAATATATCAGTCCATCCTTTAAATGTATCAGTTATTCCTCCACTTAACATCCAGTTATATTGACTACTCTCAGTAAATGAAAAAGGAATTTGGGTACTTTGAGTAAGAGCCGTTCCATCTACATAACATTTGATATTGCCGTTATATCGAACAAAGGCTATGTGGTGTTGTTCATATTCAGTGAATAATTCGAAAGGCCAAATACCATCATATACAGGAGATCCAGAAGAGAAATCCCTTCTATTATCATAAGTTAACTGCATATGATATATGTAGTTTATTTCCTGAATTTCATAATGAGATTCTTCTGTAAGATATTCCTTAATTCCAAAATATATTGTGGGATTAGGAAAAGTAGAAAAATCTGCGCTAAAATAAACAGTTATCGAATTTGCTGTATTTGAAACAATTCGTTGAGGAGTATCGGGACTGGACAAAACATGATTACTTCCAGGACCCGAGGTAATCACAAGGAATTTATTCACAAGTGAATTTACTTCCCAGGATTTACTGGTATCAATTAATGTTTCGTAACTTTCGTTCGCATCAGCAATACCGCTTTCCAATACAATTGGTATTCCTGCTTTTTGCTCTAATTGACCAGCCAGTGTATTAACTTCTCCGTTCTGATTGGCTGATCCATCTACATTTGTATAGGAATCATCCCTCAGATTAAAAAAGGAAGCCCCAAATCCTGAAGTAAGTCCTGGCAAATATGGTCCTATTTTATTTGGAAAATTAATATTTATTTCAAATTCAAACGTCCACCACCAATCAATGGTCCAATCTCCTGTTCCTATTTTACACCCAGGAATTTGATTCATGTAAAATCCTCCACCACCCATATTTTCAAAGTGCGCGGATGAATTACCTGCAACCATTTTAGCAGTGCTGATTAATCCTGATAAATATTCCGAGGTTTGTCCTATTCCTCCCACTTTTGCTACAGTTATCTCATGATTCCAATTACTGCTGTCAACAGAAGAAAATACACCACTCCAAGGAATATTCAATTCAGCTTGTGCGCTTATAGGAGTATATAAAACAGGCTCATCAAAATTCAATAATAATTTGGTGTGATCCTCAATTGGTTCAGGAGTAGGAATATAAAATCCAAAAAAAACTTGAATCGTGTGAGATTGTTTCACACCAATAAACTGAACATTTCCTAACGTATTTGGAACAGGTTCTTCCCCATTTTTAATAAAACTCACGGTTATCGTGTGATCTCTGGAAACATTCATGAAATTCACATTGCCAATAACAAATGGTAATGGGCTGTCCGAATCTGCTCCTTTTGGGGGAAAAATAATTGCAGCCAAATTCTTCGGTTTGATATACCGTAACTGATTAGGAGTTCCTAATTTCATTTTTGACATGAGATTAGGAAGTCCATTCCAATTTACTGCGATTTTATTAGTCATTGGTTGTCCTTAATCAGTTATGAATAAAGCTCCTGATGATGGCATTACAACAGCAACTCCGTCCACTATGATATCCTGAATTCGATAACCTTCATTGGGAGTAATAACATATCCCTGATTTCCTCCATAAGAAACCATTGTAGTTCCTAAAGGAACAATGGTTCCATTTGGTCCGGCTGCTGAAATAATCGAATAAGAATCAATTGCAAATGTGACTGAAATGGTGTGTTCTGCCTGAACATTTGTGAATGTATAGGAAGTTATTACCCCTTGAGATACACCATCAACCAATACATCAGTTATTTGGGAATGAGCATCAGGAGTTATTGTAAAAGACTTATTTGTTCCTTTAACTGCGGCAACACTTCCATAAGGAGAAATAGTTCCTCCGGTGTTTGATGTTGCTGTGATCAAATAGGAATCGAACAGTTTAAACGTAACCGAAATGGTGTGATCAGTTTGTACATTGCTGAACGTATATGAACTGATTGTTCCTTGTGAAACACCATCAACTGTTACTGTATCAATTTGATATCCTGCATTGGCAGTAAAATTAAACGTCCTACTTTGCCCAATAGTAACTCCTTGAGTTCCAGAAGGACTAATTACACCATTTGGTCCTGCTGATGCAACGATTGACTTAATGTTGTTTGAAAAAGTCACATGAATTGTGTGTGCAGTTTGAACATTACCGAATGTATAACTACGTACTGGTCCTACTGATACCCCATCAACCAATACCGATTCAACTGCATATTGAGCATTAGGAGTTATCGTGAATGTTTGACTTCCTCCTTGAGAAACAGATGTGGAGCCTAATGGGGATATACTACCATTTGCTCCTGCTGTTGCTGTAATAGGATAGGTAACATATGGAAACACAGCCTGAATTGTGTGATCATCTTGTAAATTGGTGAATGTATAGCTTCCAATTCCGGTACTTCCGTTTACGTCGATTGATACAGGCACCCCATCAACCAATACAGAAGTTATTGAAGAATCATGAAAAGGAGTTATTGTGAATGTTTTATTTGCACCAATATCCACAGAAACTATTCCAGATGGAACTATTGTGCCACTTCCTGTAGCTGAAGAAGTAATTCCAACTATGTCAAATTGTCTTATAAAACCAACTTCGATGGTGTGGCTTGACATAACATTACTAAACAAATATGACTGGAGTGCATACCAAGCAGTCTGATCTCCTAAAGAAACGCCATCTACAAATATATAATCAACTATGTATCCAGGATCAGGAAAAAAACTATAATATATGTGACCTCCTTCAGTTATAGGAGTAATTCCCAAATTAGTAATTGTTCCATTTATTCCTGATATTGCTGTAATTGTTAAATATGTCTTAGTCGCAATAACTTCAATAGTATGGCTTGACATGACATTACTAAACAAATATGAATCGAGTACATACCAAGCAGTCTTGTCTCCTAAGGAAACGCCATTTACGAAAATGCGTAAAGCATATCCAGGACTTGCCGTAAAAGTAAAATACTGATGACCTCCTGGTGTAATAGATACATTACCAGATGGACTTATCGAACAATTTGGTCCTGCTGATGCCCGAATTGTAAATGCCATATCATTTATCCTATAAGCTGACAGCGATTGATACGAACTTTAAAGGCATTCCATTGAGGGTCGAGTAATTCACACCGAAATCACTACATCCCACAATGAGTTCTCCTGAAACCGAAGTGTCTCTGATTATGGCTGCTCCTGTATCAGCAATGTCTCCACCAGCAGCCAACCATTCAGCATTGTGCCATGTCATAACTCCCTTATTCGCTGAATTGTCCTGAACAAGTTCCCCTGACTGAAGTGTCTGTCCACCGGCAGAGTATCCATTACCGGCAGCGATTTCCGAAGCACTTACATCAGCCCATAACGCATGGGTTGCAGGATTGAAGGCAAAGGCAGTGTTCATGAGGGAAATTTTGAAGACATCTGAATTCATGTCAACTTCTTTGTTCATCAATCGAATTTTGAAATTGTTACTGAGCGTATTTACAACAGCCATGATAGTTCTCCTTTTAAGCTGATTCACCAATTAAGCTGATCGACATCAAATTGTTTGACTGACTTACGGCTCCTAAAGGAACCGACTCTTTTACCCAAATTCCTTGTGCTGCATGAACAGTATTGAATGTGATGGTATCTCCTGATTCCCACAAACCAGACCACCCCATTTTATCCAAATTGAAATAATATCCTGATCCATTAACAGGAACAAAGTTTTCTGTAATGACACCAGTTCCTACATTTCCGACAATCGCTCCTGATACTCCGAATGCGGTACTCGAAGTGAAGGTCAACGTCCAACTTTCCGTTACCGTCCCAATATTGTAAAGAGTTACCGGGTACAAGGTTTCATCATAAAGTCCGGCAGCACTGCCCTCACTCCAATTTTCCAGAGAAGGACTTATATTGTCAAAAGGAATGATCGCACTCACAATGGATACGTCCCTTAAAAAAGTCAATCCGGTTTCACCTGAAATAGTGACAGTTGCGATTGACCCGTTCCATGAAGGAGTTCCAAGCATTACCATTTCGGCTTGCTGAAGACCATTGGAAATCATCAACGAGCTTCCAGAGGGTAAACCGCTGGCCTGTTTGCAGATGATATCTAAACTGCTCTCTGTCGGACCAAAATCAGCATGAAGATAACCTGATCCATACCAGTCAGTAATATCATCGGCAATGGCTTGATTATCCGTGTCTGTTCCAAGAGCAATCTGGAAATAGTCTTCTCCTGAAGACACATTGGAAATTCGAATATTAGGATTATCCAAAGAAAGATCATTTGGATTTTCGTTCTTGATAAAGAACTTCCTATACAGATCAATACCGGCTTCTCGTTCTGAGGACTGAATATTCCTGAAAAGGTTGTTCAAAGCCCCATCAGTTATGAGGGTATCACCAATTCTTCCTCCATTAGTCAAGGAGTCATTAACATACATCGATTTGTAAAACTTGATTTGCTCTGTCAATATCGGCATAACAACTCCTTTTAAGCCGTCATAAGGCGTGTTCTTCGTAAGGAAGAAGTTAAATCATTAAGGACATTTGAATCCCCATAAACTTTATGGATGACATTTCCTATATTTAGATTGATTGTGTGTAATTGTCCAGAGAATAATTGTTCCTGTTGCTGGTTATTTGGTGTATGGTTAAATCCTTTAGCCACTGAGGAATTTAAATTATTCATTCCCCTAAGAGCATTAACCCCAATATTTCGTACTGCCTCTTTTCTGAGAACAAATTCTCCTGGTTCGAGTTTGGCATTTACAATATCCCCTCCACCATACCCAGGAAGTTTTCCAGAGAACGCCCCACCATTTCTCAACTTCTGAATAAATCCTCCGAATCTTGCTGCAATGTATCCACCGGTTCTTTGATTTCCGGCATCACCACTTTCCCCATCCTCAACAGTGGTAACATGAACAGTATGGTAGGAATCAGTATGTGTGCCATCCAATTGACTGTGTTTATCAATGGCAGCTTGCAAATCCATAATTCCTGTTACAACAACATCATGAGTCGATTTTGTGGGATTATCCACCAATTGTTTTATTTTTTCTTTTATCCAATCAATCCCCGCACTAAAAGTCCTCGCAACGGAATCTCCGACATCCATGTTGAACAAAGTTGCCAGAGTAGGATTAGGAGAAGCTGTATAAGCCTCCTGAAGTGAAACCGGCATTGCTTTTAATTCAACTATTGCTTCTGAAATATTTTCTTTCCCTTCAACTCCTTTTGCCTTAAAATCAATTGTGGCTACTGGTTTAAACTCTGTTGTAATATATTCCATCAATCGCTGCAAACCGGTTTTATTATTATTTAAGGATTCTAAAATTTTCTCCCAAGACTCAACTTGACCAAAGTTTACTTCCTTAATCAATCCTTGAGTTTTCTTTAATTCCTCTAATTCCGCAGCATGTTTTGTTATTGCCTCAGTTAATCCAGCATCCTCAATTTTCAACTCAATTGGCTGATTTTTTACTTCCCCTACTTTCGCAATGAATATATCAAATGTGGAACTTAACTTTCGTAATTGTTCCTTTATAAACGCATCATTTATTTCCATGACAGCATTTTCTTTGATTGATTTTATTGCTGCCAGTATCTTGTCAATCTCCTCAAAAATAATACTTGTCGAAGCTAAAAAGGAAGTTGTTTGAATCTCAACCTTCATATTACCCAACTCATCAATTTTAACTTTCGCTTCATCTACAGATTTTTTTAATTCCTCATACTTTGCCTTCATTGCAGCCGCAGCTTCTTTAGTTTTTTCTATTTCCTTTTCATTCAATTTTTGGGATAATTCAGCTTCATCCTTCAACAATTGACTGACTATTTCCATCACATCCCGTTTAGATTTGACAATGGTTTCACCTTCTTTTACTTCTGATCCAATAAGAGCCGTGGATGCTGCAACTGCCGCATCAAGATATTTTTTATCTTCGGTCGTCTTGGCTTTATTCATCAACATATTGATATTTTTTATTTCATCATTGAATTTTTGAGTTTCAGTCATCATTGTCTGACGATTTTTGCGTTCAGATTCAGCAAAGGATTCTGAGATTGTCCTTTTATTCTTCACCAACTCATCAACCTTTGCCAAAGCCGCTATTTCCGCTGCTTTTAAGGATTCGATATTGGCTTTTGCAGATGTTACATAATCCAAATATCCTTGTTTTCTTTTATCCAAAGAAATCAGAATATCCTTTTCCAATTGAACAAACATTTTCTTTTCATCATCAGTGAGATTGGTGAAGTTCTTTTTAATATCAGCGTATGTCCCGGTTGTTATCTTCACAACCTGTCCATTGAAAACTTCGTATTGTGCTCCTTGTTTTTTTAATTCGGCAATGGATTCAGTGGTTACTGTTCTTATTGAAAGTATCTGATCATCTATTCCTTTTTTAACAACACCGGCTTGGGTAGCAGATCCTAACTGAACAGCCAAAGTCTGCTTATCAACAACTCGGAAAACTTCCTCCCCGAATTGAACCCAGGATATACTCCTATCAGATAACTCCTTTTTTGTCAGCTCAGTTTCTTTAACAAGTGCTGATCCTCTTAAAGTAATGTCCTCTATAACCGTTTTACCACTTCGAGTAATTTGATTTAAAAATGCCTCTTCTCGTTTATTGTATTCAGTTTTAGTGGCTTCTGTCTCTTGTGTAGCCAGGGCAATTCGGGCAGAGGTTCCTTCGGTAGTTACTTGGAGTATTTTGGCCTGTGTTGTCTTTGAATAATCTGATTGAACATTCTGCAAATCCTTTAAACTTTGATTCGTAGACTGTTCAATCAGGAATTTCTCATTGATTATTCTGAGAGTATTTTGTAAATCCTTTTCTTCAAGAGCAAGTATTTGTGTCAAATTTTCTTTTGCAAGGCGGTCAATTTCGGTATAGTAATCGATTTTTGCTTTCTGTTTTTTTGCTTCAATTTCAATAACACTTTTTGTTGTAAATTCTGCCAAATTAATCTGTTTGTTGGAATCATCTTGATATCGCTGTAATCCTTGATTAAAGTATTCGGACTTGGCATCAAAAATCCTTTTTGCGAATTCCCCGGCACTTAGTTCTTCAGTCTCAAGATTTTTTAGTTTTTCCTTTAATGCATTCTGTTCCTGTTCACTGTGATATTTGTAAAGGATGTCAGTTGATTTTTGTTCAGTGGTGATCAATACTAATTTTCTATCCAATGCTGATTTTGCAAGGGATACCTGTTCATCATAATTTCGTTTTAAGGCTTCTTGTTCTTGTTTAATCATATCCTTTGAATATTCTAATCTTTGAGCTTGATATTCGTTGCTCTTATCAAGCCATAATTTCATATCAGAGAGTCGAGCATTTATTGATGCAGTTTGAGCCTGAGTAACTTCAAGAATCAAAGCTTTCTCTCTATCCGCAGATGCTTCAATTTCAGCCTTCGAAGCCTTACCACTTTCAATCCTTTTTGCGATATAATCTTGTTCGGCCTTTAACATCAAATTTTTTGCTGTTAACGTTGCGTCTGCTTCTGCTATGGCTAATTTGATTTTCTCTTGTTCAAATCCTTGAAGAAACGTCATCTGGAAAGCAACATTGGCTTTGATCTCAGTTATCGTATCGGACATCAATTTTTTCTGATGTTCGAATGTAATATTTCGTTGCGCTCGTACTATATCCTCATGAGTTGCATTCAAAGTTGCAAGATTATTTTTGTGTTTGAGCATTTCAGCGTAATCTTTTTTATTTGCTCCATCCCTATAAACAGACAAATTATCATAAAGTTTTTGTTCTTTATCAATCCCACTTTGAACCAATGCCAATTTCTGCTCAATTAATCCTTCTTCTCTGGTGTATTTTTCTGTCTGTGTTTCATATTCCTTCTTAACTGAATCGGAAAGAAGTCCCAAGGCTTTCAACTGATATCTTAACCGAATTGCATAAATCTCCCCATCAATTTCTTCAGCACTTAGTTTTTTATCCCTACCGAATTTCATAAATTTTTCAACTGCTTTTTCTTCCTCATCAACAACAGATTGAATTTCTGCCCTTTGTTTTGCTGACAAATCCCCGTAAATTCCTTTTACTGAATTTGTGAATTTTTCATAATGAATTTTAGAAGCTCCTAAACGTTCGGCAATCTTGGTATAGGTTGTGTTGATATGCCTCAATAATTCAGTATAAGTTTCCTGAGAATATTTACCCAATCGAACATCACTTTCCAATTTTGCAATGGATGTGGCTTTTTGTTCTTCAAGAGATTTTGATATATCCTTACCAGCGTCAACATAGGATTGCGCTAAATTTTTCACTGCTTCAGCAGTTTTTGCATTTGCGGCAATCATTTCTTCAGCAACAGGATTAACTAAATTTGCAAAACGTTGGTGTAGGGTAGTTACAAATATTAAAACATCTGCCAAAGCAGAAAACATCTGAATTATCCTATTTCCAACTTCTCCTAAATAAACAAAAATGGCTCCAACGCCATTTACTTGATCAGTCAATGCTCTAAGAGCTTTAACATTCTCATCAATGGCTTCATTCAATTTTATTTGACGGACCTTTTCCATTGCATCTGATAATTCCTTATAAGATAAAGTGGAAATATCAGTTATTCCTGTAACCTTTTGAATCTCTTTAGTTAATTCAGGATATTCAGATTTTAATCGTTTAAGAAGAGTTTCGTATTCTCTTGATCCTTCAGACATACCGCTTAAAGACTTTTGAAGTAAATCCAAAGTTCCAACCATCTGCTTTGCTTCATTGACAAGTTTATTATGTCCTTCAACAACAGAGTCAAGATGTGTTGAATAAATCTTCAATGCCATTACAACCGCAGCTATGACAGTTACCAATGCCATAGTGGGATTTGACATCATTGCGGCGGTCAAAGTCATAAAGGATCTTGATAAGTACCCAATTGCTACCGATAAATATCCTGTGGCAGTGGTAGCCGAAGTCATTATGAGAGTATAAACAGTTAAACCAACAGATGTTACCCCCAATAATGCCGTGAATGCCGTTAAAATTTGAATTAAGACTCCTAATCCCCCAAAATTCATATTTAAAAAAGCCTGGATTCCATCAATAAAAAAGGAGAAACTTTTTACGATTCCTTTAAGAGCAGCCGTCAATCCCCCTTCACCCAAGGATGCCATTAACACACTGACTTTAGCAACAAGGTTATCCCACATAGCTCCTAAACCAAGCATCTGTTCAGCAGCCATCTTTGCAGCAGTTCCAGACTCATCAAAAGAATTCATGGCATCCTTCCATTCACCGGAAGTGTATGCCTGAATCAAAATTGCAGCAGCTTGCGCTCCTCTTATTCCAAATAGTTCAAATGCCTTTGCAGTATCAACAGTTTTCGTGTCTGAGTCATAAAGAGCAATGGATAGGTTCTTTAATGAAGTTTCATATCCAGCAGTTAAAGGACTGATCTTCTCAAGGGCAATTCCGTGTGCTTGGTATGCTTCACGAAGCTTCTCGTTGGGGGCAATCAATTTATCAAGAACTTGTCTGAATCCTGTTCCAATAGTGCTGGCTTTCATACCCCGATCAGCCAAAACCATCAAAGAAGCGGATGTTTGTTCTAAGGATAAACCAGATTGGGCCGCAATAACTCCTACATAGTTTAGAGATGTCCTCAATTTATCAATGGAGAGTTTGGATTTGTTGACAGCTATTGCAAGGATGTCTGATACACGTCCCGATTCAAGAGCATTAATGTTGTAGGAAGACATTGTGGATGTAAGGAGATCAACGGTATTCTCCATTTTTTCCAGGGTGCCGGTAGCAAGATTCGATGCAGCTTTGATAGCGGAAACAGATTCAGCAGCAGTCAATCCTGCTTGAGCCATAATCTGAAGACCTTCCCCAATAGCTGTTGTGCTGTAAATGGAACTAGCCGCTATATTCTTAATTGTATCAGACATTCCTGCCATTTCACTTACCGTTGCTCCGGTAATGGCTTTTAAACTATGAAGAGTCTGATCAAATTGTGATGCAGCTTGAACAGCACCAGTAATACTTTGCATGAATCCTGACACAATGGATGAAGCAATCTGAAACACCACAAAATTTTTGAGTGTATTGAAGAACTGATCAAAAAATCCTTTTGCATTTTTGGCTTTGTTTCCAGCATCTTCGGTTGCTTTACCAGCTTTATCTGTTTCATCCTTTAAATTAGAATAAACTGTTTTTGCTTCCTTAAAAGAAGCATTTGTTTTCTGTTGAGCTTGTTCCAAATCCTTTAAACTGACAGTTAAAGCTTTGGAATACATTCCCGATTCATTGGAAGATGCAGCAGTTCCATCATAAGCAATCTTCAACTGCTCCTGGGCAGTTCTGATTCCTTGGGAAACCGTAATCAATTCCTTTGAAGATTCTGAAAAAGCTCCACTTGCATAAGAAGCCTTATTTATAGACTCCTCATAATTTCCTATTGCCTGTATTGTTCTTTCACTCGAACCTGATACAGATTCTAATACAGTTCCTTCATTCATTAAAGTATTGGCAAATTGCTCATGGGATTTGACTACTTGTGTAATGAAATCCTGCTGTTTTGCTAAACTCATGGTGGCTGTATCTATTGCTTCTGATTCTCTAATAGCAGCAGCAGATACAATAACGGAAGCATCAATTAATCCTTTTGTATTCTGAGCAACGATCTCAATCTTGTTTGCCATATCAACTAAGGCAGTTCCAGCAAGTTTGTCCTTTTCTGCCATGTCCTGTAAAACTTTACCATAAACAGGACCATAAACTTCATTGAACATCTTCACTGTTTCAGATAAAAATTCCTGATCTTTCCTTACTGAAGAAATTCCCGCACCAAGTTTAGGATACTCAGTGGATAAATTTTGAATTATTTCTCTGTTTTTATACTTCAAAGCAACCATTTCCACTAAATTAGGAACCGTTGCTTTAATTTCTCCATTTAAAACTTGAAGAATAGTTGCTTCATTATAGTATGCTTTTGTTAAAAGTCCTTGTTCAATGGATAATTTTTTGTTGATATCTGCAACGGATAATGCCGCTTGTCCCATTAACCGAAGAGTTCCTTCTTGTTTAATCGTATCTTCAGTTGATAGTTTTAAGGCACTTCTTACCTGTTGGACACTTCCCACAAGTTGAACAGCATTGGTAATTACTGCTTGAGTTGCTTCCTTATCCCCTTCTTTTGCTGCAATAACTTCCCGAACTGTTTCAGCTAATTTTTTGTTTTCTTTAGATAAGGATTTAAAAAACTCTTCCTGTGAACTTATTGATGTTCCAACAGTTACAATATCAGAACTGAGAGCAAGATATCCTTCCCCAATTGCAAGAATATCCTTATTTAATAATTGGGTAGCTCTTCTGGATAATAAAGTGGCATCGGATATTTCGGATTGTGCAGTGGCGTACTTCGAAGAAGCTTCAGGAATAGAGGATAAATGATCGTAAACTATTTTTATATTGTTTGCAAAAGGAATTAATTTTTCCGAATTAATCCCTACTATTTCAGCAAAATTGGAAAAGGACTTTTGGGCAACTTCTCCTTGGTTTTCAAGAGCCATCAGCCCTTTAACCAAAAGAGAAGATTCAGTACCCACCTTGGATAGATCGATTCCTAATTTTGAAGCAAATCTTGAAAGATCCTCAAAACTTGGAGATAATCCTCTGGCCCGATCTATTACCAATTGTAATTGACGTTCTAATACTCCTGAAAATTTGGAATTGGAATCAAGGACGTTAAGAAAGTCCTTTAATATCATTCTTGGGGCATTGTACTTAATCGCCAAAACTTCTGACATATTCCCCAAACTGGCAATATCTAAGACTAATTTTTTAATCTTAGATTGGGCATCAGAAGTATCAGCAGTGAAAACAGTATTGAGAGTATTGCTTTGATCAACCATATTCGGCATCCTATATATTTATTTTGAGATTTCCTGCCCAATCTTTATGTTTACCCATCATCTCTTGAGTTCGGGAAACACGTTCTTCTTCAGAAAGTTTCTCATAATCAGTAGGATCACCGAATATAAAATTGCTTTGCTGTGTCTTTGTGGGAGTTACATCCGAACTTTTATTTCCTGTTTCTTTATCAAGATCAATGCCATGAACCGCCGCAGTAAACCTATCTTCCCTATATTTGGAACTCTGGTATTTATCAAATAGGAAGAAGGTTTGGGCAATGGTTAATCCTCCGTTTCTCCAAGATTTCCTAAAAAAGTCTTCGAGGCGATATCCGTAGACTTGACAGACGGTTGCAACGGCCTCTCCAAAGGTGATTCCTTCACTGTCGTCTGAGGAAGTTTCTTCAGGAGGCCGTTTACGTTTTTTGAGATCAACGCATAATTCATCTCATAAAGGACGTTGGCAATCACTGTCAGTTGATTATTTGTTATTTCCGAAAGAAGTTTTTCCGAATCCTCTTCAGGATCAGTAACAAGGGAGAGAACTTTGGGAAGATTGGTCTTGAGAATGGTGATAAATAATGCAACAAACTGCATTTCATTGAGGTTTTTGCTTGCAATGAACGCCCCGAAAGCTTCCTGAAAAAGATCGGTGACTTTCATCTGGTCAACAACGGAGAGGGGGTATATGGTAACTTTTCGAAGTTTTCGAACTCCAACCACTACTTTCTTAATATCCGGATTGAGGATTTCCATTTCATTTTCCATGTTACTTCTCCTTAAAGGATTGAAAGGGGATGAGCAAACGCCCATCCCCTGTTTGTAAGACAGTTAGCTTACAGGTTAAGACCAGGCAATTCTGCCGAGAGGTTTGGCATCCCAAACTGCATTTCCGCCGGTTACTTCCGAATCCGCACGTTTGGCTTCAAATACAATCGGAGCATTCGCAGCATCCTCAACCTTCATATCAATTTCCATAGACGCGGATACCTGGGCGCGAGGAAAGATGATGTGCATGAAATTGACACCGTTGGGGTACGTGTACACAGCTTCCATACGAATGTAATCAGGAGCAACACGACCACCGAGAGCAAGTTCCCCGGAATGTACCTGTGTCAGTGCAGCCGGATCTTTGCCATAGGCAATGGCAACGTTGGCGGGAGTAAATTCCTTGAAAGAACATTCCAAAGAAGCTCCTTCTCTGAGTGCTGTGGTAAAGTCAGGCAAAAGGGGAAATCCTGATTCGAGAACGAACCAATCCGCTTTTCCTACAAACTTAGTGTTTGCCAATGCACCAATTGAATTGGCGGCGAGCAAACAGGGATGGATATCGGCAATATTAGCGGCAGCAGGACCAACACGAATTTGCGCCAATCCAAGTGCAATAGTTGAGGTATCCTTTGTTACCGGACCACTTCTTGACATAATGAATCTCCTTATTTTGGTAAATCTTATTGTTTATATGAACCATCTTTTTAGGAGATTTCCCTATTGAACTGCATCCCTTAAAGCAAAGCGAGAGAGGAATTATTCATCTTTAGCAAAAAAGGGGAAAAAGTTCAACTGATTTTTATGTCTACAACTTCGACGCAAACATTTTAGGACAATGTTTCCTTGAATAAGCATTTCGACCGGAGGTTCACCAAGTTCCTCCAAATTCTTTCCAAACACGAATTTCCAAATACCATTTGGAAGTCTTTCAATCAAACGCTTACCACATTTCTCACAATTGACGAATAGTTTTTTCTCATTCATATCTTTGACGCCATTTTAGCAATGATTGAAAGGATTGTAAATTTGGATTGATCAGGGGCATCAACAGGATCACTTTCTTTTACATCCGAAATAACCATGCTGCCTATCTGGTTACCCGTTGTTGCGCTGTAAAAAGGAATTCTTATTAACGTATCAGTTTTTGTTTCATCATATAAAAAATACCCTGTCACCTTATCAACAAGTTCGGTTAAGAGATCGCCTTCATAATCTTGTCGGGTAACACAGTAAATATCAAATCGATATTCCGACACAGTATCTCGATCAAGGGTATTCTGAACTACAAACAACCATCTTCCTACATTGATCGCGGGAGGAAGAAACTTGTCAAAAATAACAAGTATTCCCTCAGTACGATTGAGGTTGTCGATGATGTACTTTTTCAAGGAATAATAAAAATTTGATTTTTTCGCTGTTGCATCAAGCATTGGTATGTTCCTTTACTGAATCGTACATCTGATCCAAGGACTTAATTAAGGCTGTAGCAATATCTGCTTTGACCTTAAATTCAGGATCTTTTGCACTATCAAATAAAATGGTAGCTCGATTCATATACTCCAACAATGCATCGAGTTCCTTTAAAGGAAATTCGATCAACAATGTGATGTCCTTGGGATAGACTTTAAGTAATTCCATTACCATTCCCTTGCAATCTTGTCGAGGGTTGCCTTTCTACGTTTATCCAAAAATCCTACTTTATACTCATCATACGTTGGCATAAATATAGGACGTGGAGGTTGTACAGCAACATTCATTCCATTTCTTGAAAATGCGTTCCTGCCCTTTTCCCCATACCAATAGTACATCCAAACAGGGGTTATCTTCTTTTTTGTTCCCCATGAACTTGTTCTACTTGGCAACACGCTCTTTTCGACACCAACTGAATATCCTTTAGGAGTCGGACGTACACTAAAACTCGATTGTAAAGAACCCCAAAGTTTCCAAAATCCTTCTTGTGATCCTTCTTGATTTTTCTTCCATAATTTGTAACTTGGAGACAGAGGATCATACAAAGAATCATATTTACCAGTGGCAATATTCCAGATCAACAACGTTTTGAATTCATTGGCGCAATTATGCGTCATATTATTGGCTTCCCTAACAAAAGCTTCAGCCACATGACCATAAGTATAAATCATTGCTCTAATGGGACTTTGATACCCATAGTATCCTGATTGCCGATTCATCCGTATATCAACCATATTCTCTTATCCAGCCATCAAGTATTGTTTCCATCTTTACAGGGGTTGAAGGATATAATCTTTCCGGGTCGATTTCAACCCAATTCCTAAATAATCGAGGACAAAGGGTTACTTTGGATTCTTTATCAATTTTGTAAAAGGAAAACCCATCAAAAATCATTTGATTGCATACAACTTTAAACGTATCCAGCAATCGGGATTCAATGGATTCATCATCGTACAGAACTATATACCATTCCGATCTAATCCTTCCATAGTTGATATCAGAGAATTTGTCAATGAAAATAATATCTAATAACTCAATATCCTCATGTTTAAAGGATTTGGCCGTCTTTGAACATCCAAGATTTTCATTTCCAGATTTCTTAATGAATAATGTGATTTCCATAATTCCTTTCCATCGAATCTCTCAACTCAATAATATCCTGAGTAGAAAGTTCCTTGGTTCTCATGGTCGGTTGGTACTCTCCTGATTTTCCCCTATACCACATAGGATTGCCATTGTATTCAAATTCAATTCCCCATTTTTCAGGATCTACAAATATTTTTGATCCGGGAAGTGGTTGGAACACAGAAACCGCAATATCATCAGGCTTGACATATTCAATCCATTCCTCAGTTTCTCGAACAGTCTTCCTTGTTTCTCCTGGAAGACCAACAATGAGAAATGCTTTTGCACGAATACCGTACTTTTGGAGATTCTTAACCGCAATGGTGTTTACCACATTGGTACTTTGTTTCATGTTCAATTTAAGGATTTCATTCGAACCACTTTCAACTCCAATACCTACATCAGTAACTCCCATCATAGCGAGTTGATGGCACACCAATTCACTCCCCAAAAGATCAGCTCTGCAAAAGCATCTGAACTTGTAATTATGAGTTATTAATCGTTCAGCCAATATCCTCAACCGATTTTTATCCACGGCAATCGTATCATCGTAGATGGAAAATGCTTTAAAACCATATCTGTTCTCCAAATGTTCCAATTCAAGGATGGTCCTTTCCGCATCCTGAATGTAGAATTTCTTACTGATCTTTGAACAGAAGGAGCATTTATACGGACATCCTCTGGAAGCGATGATCGGAGTTGCTTGACGACCTTCGATTTCCTGATAGTAATCCTTAATGGGCAGAGCATCACGATCAGGGAACGGTGTAAACAAATGTCCTGTGTTAGCCGCATAAAGACTGTTTTTATTGAAATCTCCTCCGAGGAGATATTGTACCAATGGGACCTCTCCATATCCTTTAAGGACTTTATCAATTCCATTTTCCAAACACTCCTTCTTCATATGAGTAGGATGTGGTCCACCAGCAATAACAGTCTTTCCTATCGACTTGTAATACTTTGCCAGCTTATACGCTTCATCTCTTTGCGGAGTTGTAAAGGAAAGCCCTATGGTATCTGATTCAGCCATCTCAGGTGTGTGTCCGAGTGCCATGTCAAGACATTGGGCTTGAAGTCCGTATATCTTCAGATAGGCACTCAGATACATGATTCCTAAAGGGGGAAACATAATTGGGTTTTCAAGAAAAGGACTTGATGGGAAAACCAAAGTGATATCTGGTTTCATTTCCCCTCCCAAACAGGAAGTTTCCAAAAATCCTCTCGACGTTTTGCAACCCATGCAAATGATCCTACCTGACCATCCAGGTGATGGAAGATGCGATTTACTCCTTCAGTAACTCCGGTAAATCCATACCCATAATCATGAAAGCAGAATATGCCCCCCATTTTCAGGATATCCCACCAACAAAAAATGTCGCAGACAACTCCTTTGTACGTGTGCAAAGCATCAATGAACACAAGATCAACGGACTCAGGTTTAAACTTCTCACACGCATGTAAGGAACTTCCAATATGAATAGCAATATTGTATCCTTTGGTATTTTGTTTGAACTCATCCAAAACTGTAAGATGGTCCACTTGACTCTGACCGTCTCCAACATCAGTCCTGAAATAATCAACACAATGTACCCATTTAGCTACCGGTCCCATACATGCAGCAGAACGTCCTTTAAAGCTGCCAATTTCAACACAAATCTTGTCTTTGGCAAGTTCTTGAAGTTTTGCTCCTTCATCTGGTTCAAACCATCCTGGTACTTCCAGCCATTTATTCATGATTTATCCTTCCAATAAGCAGGGTCCACTGCTTCAGCATAATCAGACTTAATTTGAAAATCGTAAAGATCAGAAGGAAGGCCGAGAGCTTTACGAGTTGCCAAAGGACGAAGCCATCGTTTTTCAATCCAATCACGATCTCTGGAATCATCCTTTGCAAAATGTTCAATATGTATCCCCAATGTCGGATCAACATTGTGAATCTTTTCATACCCCAAAGGAACTCTATGGGGACTTTGGCACCAGTGCATCTTGTGAGTCCTTCTGAACAATCTCGGCTGGTAATCAGGATATTGTCCGATCTGATGACTTTCGACAGGCCATCCATCATCTCCCAATATGGCAAAAGAGCTTTCCCCATTATTATACCGAAAACATTCAGTGGTTCTTCTTGGGATATGAACCAGATCAGCCCCTTCAGGCATTTGATTGGTCCGATCAACTTCTGCGAGAAAGGACTTCAAATTAGGGGAACATCTTTCATCGAAGTCCAAGGAAAAGAAGATTGAGCCATTCGGAACGTAAGACATCATGATATTGGCTTGCATGATTTCCTGATCATGATACCAGTCCAGATATGGGTGAACAAACACTTTCACCTTATTGAACTGCTTCAATTCCTGAACAGTGTAGTCTGAAGATCCTCCATCAATAACAATGATATCTGTTGCCCAGGATTCATCATGGAAATCTCCAATACATCTTTTGACACTGTGTTGTTCATTGAGACACTTCATTACTATTCTCATTTTAAACTCCTTTTACCCATTTAAGGATTTGAAAAAATGCCAAACGGCACACTCTTCCTTCTTACAATATCTGTTGGTTACTTCACAAAATTCCTCATTCCAAGGACAATATCGTGATATTTCTTTGAACTTCTCATCTTCAATACGTTCATAATCCTTTCGTTGTTCACTCATAAGGAATTACCTGTTCCAATATTTTGACAAGATTCTTTTTAATTTCCATAGGATTAATTGAATTAATGCACGGACTTTGGCAACTTCTAATCTGTCCGTGGCAATTAGTCATATTAGGACAAACATCGAGTTTATTTGGTTCCATGTCAAACCAAAGATTTTCGGGTACTCCTTTATGAATAGGACCAACGACACGAGCAGGAGCAGGACCGTACAAAACAATACAAGGAGTGTCAAGCGCACCAGCCAAGTGTGCAGGAAACGAATCAATGACGATTGCCGCAGATGCATTTTTCATTACCCATGCTGTTTCATTAAAAGAAAGAATTCCCCGAAGATCAATTGCTCCTGGACAATAAATATCAGTTACCGACCCAATTTGAACCACTGGCAGAGTCAATCCTTTAACTACCATACCCATGTGAGAGTAAGTACGATACTGAGGATCACCACCTGTTGTATGAACAACAACATAAGGTGCCGGACACTGATACTGATTCGGTGATAAGGATTTATCAATTAATCGCTCATCATGAACAAAAAAAACGTCCGGCTGTTCACAATCAATAAAGAAATCATCCGGTTTCACCTTGCAAAAATAAGGGTACATGTCAGCCAGTTTGACATCCAGATTGTTAAAACCACCTTTCAGGATATGTTCTCCATGAGGATTATAGACCACTTGATACTGAGTTCTAAGTTCAGGATTCCAATCAGCAATCAATGTGACATCGGGATTGCCTTTCACGATCCCCTGAAACTTCTCTTGGGTCATGTAAACGAGTGGTAAATTGTTGTGTTTCTCGCGTATCCTTTTCAGACAGCGGGTTGTCATAAGTACATCACCGGCAGCACTGTGTTGCATAAAAAGGATTGCTGGAATCAAAGGCTTTGCAGCTTCAACAGGCATGATTTTAGTAAGGTCGTTGAAATTGGAACAGCCGTCAAACCAATTTTTCATTTTCTCAATGCCTTTTACAGCCAAAGCCTTTGCATTAACATTATATTTCAGCATATATTTCATGCCCGTAAATATATCCTCGTATGTGCAGGATTTTGCGTCAATCCATGCACTGCCATTGACAGTTTTAATTGGGATATATGATTCGTTTGAACAAGGGCAGAGTTGACCAAATCCCTTAACCAATTCAATATGTGCCGTTGAATCGGAAGCAATGACAGGCACTCCACAAAGCATGGCCTGAATTGTTGTCCATGAAAGTCCTTCCTGCATAGAACAATTCACAAAACAATCCAAGGCATTATAAACATCAGGCATTTTTTCAAACGGGGAATAGGAATCTTCCGGCTTTGTCAAAAGATCTCCATTAACTAATCCACAACTTGCGGCATATTTTGGAAGATTAAATACCCCATTTCGAAAGTCTGTATGCATATAAAGAATAGATTTCTGTTTAAGATTCATATTCTTCAGCATTGAAAAAGCTTTAATGACTTTCTGAGGATCTTTTCGAATCTGATTGGGACCGATAAATCCAAAAATGAATGTATCAGGAGAGACTGTTGGAAACAGGATTGATCTTGCTTCCTGGCGTTTCTCATCAGAATAAGGAAAGAATAATTCCTTATGTGGCATATAAGGACGGAAATACTGTAAATTCGAAACATGATCCTTCAACATATCAAACCCGTATTGGGAATAAACACAAGGAATATCAATCATATTGACATACTGAATGAATTCCCTATCCAGGTATTGAAGATCATAAGGAAACAAATGGATGATTTTGAATTTGTTTCTCTGCTGGATTTGTTTGATATTCTGGATAATAGAAACATATCTCCAAATATCCACTCCAATAAAAGCAATGAAATCGAGATTATTGGTACTCAAGATTGTAAGGAGTTTCTGAGAACCCCATATATCTTGACGCTTTAAATCATCTGAAGGAATAATTCGAATGGAATTTTGAATAGAAAGATTTGGGGCAAAATCAGAACAAGGACAAAAAAGGAAAACTTCTGTGGTTGCAGGATCAATCTGACCGAGAATTCCTTGCATCATAAGCCCGTTTCCGGTTGGACCTGAAGGGTTTTCCCCTATCAATAAAACTTTGTTCATTTTTGAACTCCTTTACGGATTGAAATTATTTTAACGTTGATCGGGAATCAATTCACAAACATCAATGTTATCATATAACCTTTTTTTCACTGCTTTTACAAGATAATTCTCACCGGATACCGTTTGATAGCGATCTAATTCTCGGATTTGGTAATAGTATGGAACATATAAATCCTGACGATCTGTTGATATAGCTCCTATTTCCTGATCAACAAGGATACCACTTCCGGCTAATATCTCAGTTTGTAGAGCATAAGCATTGGCCCGAATGACTTGAAAAACGGGCGTTTTCTGGTATTGGCCATTCCAATCAGATTCACCAGATATCCTTAAAATCTCACCACTCACATTACATTTGTAGAGGACAGCCTTATATTCAATGACTTCATCCTCAAAAATATTAGGAGTTTTATTCATCACCAAATAAGGAATTGCTGAAGCCGTTGCTTTAATAACAGCACCGGAAATCGCCTGAGTGTCATATGCAAGAGTAGCCTCAAGAAAGAATTCTCGAATAAAAGGCTTCGTTGCCTGAGAATTTCCCTTGGATACAAGCTTTTCAGATTCAGTAATAGGAATTGGAAGTAAAATAGTAAAAGAAGTTCCTACATCCTGTAAAGCTTCTTTAATATCAGGACCAATAGACATAATTACTCCTGACCAGAAGCAATAACAGGCAATGTAGGATCATATGTGACATCGTTTCCAAATTTATCGTAAGCAAATCCTGCATCGATTTTTGTACAGAACCAACTTGCAGGATCACCAGAGATGAACAACTCCGGATTTTCTTCAACGAATTTTGCCCAATCCTCATCCATCTTTTTAAGGATTAAGGCATAATGATCAAAGCGTTGATTTAAGGATATGACATCGTACTTGAACTTGTGGGCAGATTCGGACATCAAGTAGAAAAATAAATGACGTTTAGCCCTGGACTTAATCCAATACTCCATAAAGGACGTTTGTTTAACGTCACTTCCTGTTATTGGGAACAACCATCCAGTTTCATTCGAGGCATCGTTAACGGCATTTTCATAATCCTCTTCTGCCAAATAACGGGATAAGCCCTTGACTTCAATCGGGAGTAGTTCGAGCAAATCATCTCTGGTCATTGTACGCCTTCATTATTTCAGGGCTTTTCGCGTTTAACTTTTCGGAGTTTTGGATTTTCCGAGCAGTTTCTTCTTTGGATTTTTGAATGAGATGGTTTCTTTTGGATCAAAGGATGAACCTTCGAAGTCCTCCCCATAAGAGAAGACTTCGATTGTTCCCGCGTTACCATCCACTTCCAATTTTAAATCATCAGGTAAATCATCTTCTGAGAACTTTGATCCCTTCAGATAGACATGATTGCCTGATTTGAGTGTAGTGTTCAGCACAAACACGGTCGTCTTCGACATTCGATTGCTCCTATCCGTTATCAGGCAATGATATTGGTGACGGTCAGGTTGTAAATGGCGTCCCGTTGATACAGAACCGGAAGACCTTTATCCTGAACTCGCAAAAACACACCATCCGGGTCCCAAGTTTCCTTGCGATCAGTCTGCATACCGTACGTACGTCCAAGGCCATAAGGACAGGCGATGTATTCGGCAATGGGGCGATTTTCGACACTGGAAGCAAACAGGGTGAACTTGTTGCTCGGAATAAAAGTCTTTCGCATGAACACGAAATCCTCACCGGCTTTAAAACTGGCAGTCGGAGCCGCAGCAACGGTGACAGTGCTGGATTCGTGCTGAACAGAAAGGATAGTTTCCTCTTCCCATGTACCGGCAGAAACATCAACGAACCGGAGTTTGTACCCGACTTCAAAATCCGTGGTATCTTCAACAGGAATTGCCACAGTGGAAGATCCAACAACGGGTCCTGTCAGAAAGGCGCGGATTTCGTACATCTCATCGTTGATTTCCAGGAAAGGAATGTCCAGAAGAGATGCAACCACTTTGGGATTAATCCCAAGCAGTTTGTTCTTGGTGCCGGTAAACAGATCACCATTACCGAACGCGGATTTTGCAAGCAGAGCGCGTATTGTGGGATCTTGTGCCATATACTGAAGAACTTTGGTGGTGCATATGGCACGATCAACGAAGGCACCAGTAGCATCCTTGATGGCCTGTTTTCCGTCCATGATGTCCCCAAAAATGTCCACCGTAGCGGAACTGCCGGTTGCAGTCCACATGTAATTGGTGGTCAGAGTCGGAGTATTTTCAGCAGGAAGATTATAATCAATAGCCACACGAGTACCACCGGTGGTCTGATAGGCGAAGCCGCCATTGAACATCATTTTGGAAAACATCCATTCCTTACGCCGCATGGAACGATAGGTCAGTCCTGCCATTTCTTTTGCCAAACGTTGGGCTGATGCATAATACTGATTCAGAGTTCCTTCCTTACGAAGGTTGTTCAGGAACTCTTCATCGAAATACATCTTCTCCTTCCAAGTAGCGGCAGTTGCCGAATGCTTGGTCACTCCATAAGGAGCAGTACGCGGGGAAGGTACGCCGGGAGCTACAAACGGAGCCATTCCACGACCACCTTCCTGACTTTCCCAATAAATCGTATCTGAAACCGTATTAGAAGTTCCAAACAAATTGGAAAGGGTCAATTCAGGAGGAGATGTAAATCGGGTAATAAAATCTTGAAGAACTTCAAGACGAAGTTCGGGAATATCAGCAATACCTCTCATGGTTCAACTCCTCCTTATTTGCAAATGGTGAACTGACCGTGTGTGGTAAGAGACAGATCAGCAATCGCTGCCGCATCCACATTTGCCAGTCCTGCCGTATAAACGATGAAATTGGAAATCAACAGGGAAGCATTTGCCCCCGCAGATTTATCGCCAGTGCCGCAATCAACCGATTTGCCGATGATACCAACACAAGCATCGTATCCTTCAGCCGCAACAAATGCGAATCGGGCAACCGTGAACGGAGTAGCACCGGCATTGGAAGTAGAAGTGATTTTTGCCATATGGGTAAAGGAAGTTCGGTCAATAGCTGTGATGGCACCGAGATTTTCGCCGGAAGTGGTGTCATCAATAACGCAAATGTCATCACCCACTTTGAATTTGTAACTGTCATTCATCGTTACATAAAGCAAATTGGAGCCATTCACGGTAGGCTGAACCAGATAGGCGCGTCCAGGAGCTTCTTCAGTTCCGGTGATTGCGGCGGGAGAATAAGGAAAATACTTATTCTTGTTGCCGGTCAACAGGGCTGATGTGTTTTTGGCAAGGGCTGTACCGGCTTTAAGAACGCCGTACCCTTCTGCCAGAGTGATCGGGACCATAAGGCAGACAGCTTCATCTGAATAAAAAAGTCGTCTGTAATCCTTTTGAAGTGGCCCGTAAGCAACGTTCGGGGAATCCCCGTGAAAATTATCCATAATGCACGACCTCCTTATTTCGCGGGTTTACCACTGACCATTGCAAACAATGCATCAGCTATTTTGGTGTTTTCCGCCACAATTGCGGTATTACTCTCAACGTCCTTCTGAGAGAATCCCTGGCCTTGAACTGAAGTAGAAGTGGATTTGAAATCCGCCCAATCCTTCAATTCCTCATCAACGGCTGCCGAAAAAGCAGTTTTGTCCAGCATATCATCCTTGACGAATGCATTATGACTCACATTTTTCTTGACCTTGGCGAACATACGCTCAGGAATTTCACTGGCACTGAGTTTTGTCATCCAAATAACTTCGGCCTCGGCAAACATTTCCTTTTCTGCCCGGATTGCATCCTTCTTTGCCAATTCCTTGATCTGAGTATCACTTTCCGTAAGCGTTACGGTCAGTTTATCAATGATACCGGTCAAATTGGTTTTCTCCTGGGCAAAAGATGCAACGGCCTGATCTGTTGCGGTTTTGACAATCTCCGTAAACAGTTCGGGGTGATCTTTCTTAAACTGATCGAGATCCATAATTGGTGGTTCCTCCTGTGAGGGGGTTTTTGTATCGTTGGTTTTTGATAACATTAATTCATAATCGAATTGAACGACATCTTTCGAAAACGCTGATGCAGACGTTTGGGAATCCCATCCAAAAACACAGACAGAACCTTCGACATAATCCCATTCACGGAAAATTGATGCCGGTCCTTTAAGGACTTTTCCATTCGCCATTGCTTCCGAACCTTCAACAATGCGTTCTACTCTACGGGGGTTGACACGAACACTGGATTGAAATGGAAATCCCTGTTTAGAAAGGGTCTGAAACTCCTTACTATGTTCCGTTTCAACAAATACAACATTTTCAGGGTTCAATTGCAAAGAACCATCCTTAACAATGGGTTTCCCTGAAAAAGCAATTTTCTTGGAAGTTTCATGATCTTCAAGAACCGGGTATTTAGACATTCCTGCCTTCATACCTTCCAGATCAATCAGTAAATCGTCCCAATACCAATGATTTTTGATCACTCCACCGGAATAAACCGTCATATTCATCTGCGATCTATCCTGACCATCTTCTCCTTTGGAAAATATGGTAGTGGCTTGACATCCTTTGTCAATAAATCTCATAGCCCCTTTTGGGACAAGTTTGTCTTCGATAGTCATGGTCTTTTCCTCTCTCTCTAAAGGACAATCTTTCCTTTAACCTCTATTTAGCAGAATTATTTCCTTTGTCAAGAAGTTTTTTTACAGGGGTCAAGACTTTTTCGCAGGTTTTACAAGCTTTTTTGTTGGGGTGACAATCTTCTTTTCCTGATTAGTTTCTTGGTTTCCTGGATCATTTGGATTCATTCCTGCTGCCGCCAAATCAGCTTCAGAAACCAATTCCGGATATTTTTCATCTTCGGTTGCTTTGATCAAACGTTGCCGTCCATAGCTCCCAATGCCAATCTTTTTGGCAATGTAGGAATTGGGAATTCCAAGTGTGTCGCTCATATTCCCATGTTTAACTCCAAGAAATGCCCTTGCTTGAGCTTCTGTGTCGGAACTTTCAGAGATTGGGTAGGATATATCAATGAGGAATTCAGGCTTTTTGGGTATCGTCTTAAAAACGGGTTCCTGCTTTTTATCAAAGGACACCGCTTCATTCACTTTAAACACCGATGGGAATTTGCTGATTTGGCTTTTCAAAAAAAACACAGCACTCCAAAAATCATATTTCAAAAACCTATCGAAATACGCAATCTCATCTGAAGTCCTATCTGTCATTGGACCTCTGGATGCCTTGACAGCCGCAAAGGTGCCTTTGGATGATCCAGTCATGATATCTGACGGCTCATTTAAGCCAGAAGCAACCATTTCAAGAATGTCTGTGTCACCATCTGAGATCTTCGGAAGTTGTGGAGTCACTGCAACGAGTTTGATGCCCGGAGGAATTACAAGGGTGCCGCCAGGAGTCTTCTTTGCCATGATGCCAGTGGTTGCCCGTTGTTCCGGCGTAAGAGCAAGCCAGAGTTTGAAGGATCTTGCGTCTTCAAACTGAAAAGTCCACAGATAACTTCCTGAGGACTTTTTATGATCGATTTCATACTTCTTCAGATTCTCATAATGATTAAGCCATTGAAGAGTTGTCCTTAAAAATGAAACAGCCCTTCGAGTCATAAACCCCTTGTCCCATGCTACAATGAATCTATAATAATATCCTAATTTTTGCCACGGATTGCGTTTTGTCTTGATACTGTTTTTTTGGTAATCGCGTGAAATTCCTTTGACAGCAGCAATCTTATTGGCAACATTAATAAGATCTGGATAACGAGCCATATTGATACTCGGTATCTGCTCAATCTGCTTGTTTGGGTTGAGATCATTAGGATTAGTAATGTTGTAATACAGAGGAAAAAGGGGTTTAGAAGGATGGAAAATAATACCGGAACTCTCATCACCACCTCCTGTTACATTGGAAGGATCTACAAAATCAACTTCAATAAAACCGTCATCATGACAAGTCAGGCATAAAAACAATTCACCTTCAATATTACTCCTTGCTACAAACTTAGGAAAGTAATTATACAGCCTGTTTCTGTGATCATAATAAACTTCATTGATTGCATCATTGATTTCTGTATTTTCTGAGGAAGTTTCAAACCCCATTCCGGTAAGTCTGCCCATCAAGCCACGAACAGATGTGTTGATCTGAGGATTTAAGTGGAATTTTTCCCAACATGTTCTTTGGAGTTCTTCTCTTGAAAGTTCTCCACCATCTGCGGATTTTGTGGTGTCAAACCCATCAGCATCTTTACTGTCTTCATATCCTCCATCATAACCAACTTGCCAGGGCATTGAAAACTTCATGCCTCTAAGTTCATCATCTGATAAGGAAGCAAAGAAATCAGCGTTTGGGGGTGTAACAAGTTTTGTCATAAGTTCTTCTCCTAAAAGGTGGGAAAAAGAAAAGAAAATTCGGGCGTCTCTTTCTGCTGGCAAGGGTTTTACTTTTGTTTCTCATGATTCTTTAAAGAAACTTTAATACAAGTAAATCCTAACTTCAGAAACCGTAACTGTATTTCTACAGAATCCTTATCGCTTTACCAGTGCGCCCTATGTTGTCCGACTTTCGTCATTGGACTGGGTAGGCCAGAACCCCCTGCTCCCTCTATACTGGCGGAAGGACACCAAATTAAGTCTCATGAGTTTTTGAAGCTGTTAAGACTTAATCCTAAAACTGATCGCATTTTTTAGCACTGTATATCCTACAAACAACAAAAGCATCACTTCTGATGCTGTAGGAGGTCGCCCGTTGTAAACCCGGTCAAAGGATTTTTATTGAACATGATGCATAGTTATCAACCAGTAGGGTGAAGATTGTTTTCAATGAATCGGTGATGTGGAGGAGGCCAATGGTAGCCTTTTGGGGTGAAAACCGATCCATCTCAAACATTTTAAGGAAGTCATTTTGCCGGTAATAACAGGCGACTTCTATTTTCTTTATACATCCTCGGCGTGTACGGAACCCATGCAAGTAAACGTACACCTTGTGCGTGATTATACAGAAAGTTCTATCATTGTCAACGATTATTTAATATTTGCCTATTAAATCTTTATTTCCTTGGAAATAGCCAAAGCTCTCATTATGTATAATCCTCTGGCGAAAGTCTGCTGAAGTCAGCATACGTCCTCCAAAAACACACCACATTCCTGAAAATACTGTATCATCCTGAATGCCCCGAACTTCATTCTTTTCTGAGGAACCAAACCATTTTGTTTCCGAATCATGATCAAAGTTCAAATGTTCCTCTGTTAAGATATTTTTATTCTTTGATCCGGCAAGATAAACAAAAGGGGCTTTGTAGCGTCCTTCTTTGATAGCAATGAAGTATTCCTTAAAAGCTTCTCTCTGTCGTTCGTAATTAGGAAAGACCGGTTCGAATTTGATTGTTCTCTCTTCACACCATGCCTCCATATCCCAAACACCGTATCGTTCCGAACAAAGGGTGTCTATGCCTTGGTATTCCCCATCAGCTTCTTCCAGGATGTCTTTAATATTGTCAATGGAGTTCTTTTCGGCCTGGGCAAGCATGAGAAGAAAATATATGTATTTAGGAGATAGATTATTGATGGCATATGGATTATTCATACTTCCTGCAAGTCCTTTGGCAACAATAGTGACAATGGAACGAGCTTTTCCCCGGATTGCATAAGGATCTGCCATATCAATTCCTGACATAATAGACCAATCAGTCTGGAATTTGTCTCCTAAATCCTGTAAACCAGAGTTGTTCAGCATGATAGGACGTTCAAATGAGTCTTTTAAAACGTATAAGGAATCTACTTTTTGCAGTCTACGCGAAGCAAATTCGATCTTTTCCCTGAAAATAGGTACTGATTTTTGGTCCAATTGCTTATTGCGATCAGACAAATCGAGTATCATTTCTTCAGTTTTTGTTCGATCTAAGAGGATTTCTTGCACTGTTTCATGATTAAGGATATAATTATCAGCTCCTATAATACCAATTTCTTCGATTTGTTCCTTAGAAAAGACCTTTACGTTACCGGAATTCCACTTATTGAGGAAATATCTTTCAAAATCCCCAAGAGGGAACTTGGTTTCATAGTCTCTGAGTTGTGCATCATCCATATTGGGGTTCCAATAGTCCCCAACATCACCTTTCCTACTAAATCTATAAGAAAAGAAGACGGTTTTACTCTTTCCTGTCATGAAATTGGAATACAGTTTGTAAAGGATGTGGTCTTTGGCAGAGACAGTGGAGTCGATAACTCCTAAAGCATTGGGAATAGTTCGAATAGACCCATCAAGCTGAACAAAGAATTTAGGATTCTTCATGTCGAAGATTTCTGAGAAGGTATACCCTGTGATATTGGAAACAATACCTGAAAAGGATGAGATTGATCGAATCATGGACCGAACGTTTCCTTCAGAGTCAACAATTCTGATTTCCTTTTCTTGAATGTTTCTTTCTCCACCGATCATCTCATATAACCTGGGAGAGTTGATAATAATGTCGCGTATGATGTCATAATGGACGAATTTTGTCTGTTCCTTGCTATTGGCACCGAGCATAATTTGTTGACGCGGCCAGTTGAAGAATTTCCATAGTTGGATCAGACAGGCAAATAAGGATTTACCATCACCACGCGGCCAACAGAAGACAATCAATCGATAGATGAATCTGTTGTTTTCCATTTGCAGAGCTTCCCGCGCAACTTCACACTGAGATTCCCACATTTGCTTTGAGGATCTACCAGTTTTGGGATTTGCAACATCGGATAGTTTACCAAGAGGAACCCATGTTGCCATATCATCACCTTCAGCATACACAGGAACACAAACAAAGTCATTACACCATTGAATGAATCCTTCACCACCATCCTTATATCCTTTTGGGATATATCGTTTGATTTTGGCCCGTACTTCAAGTTCTTTTTCCTGAATAGTTTTTTCCAATGTCCTTTTGTTTCTATTCTGGTTGAGTATCCTTCTTGGTTTAATCAGTTGCATTTAGAACTTCCTTCTTCCTGAGGATTTAAAGAATCGTTTCATTCCATTAAAGGAATTCTTCCTTCTACAACGATGATACCCATTCCATCCAGCATACTTCCAAGGTTTCTTTGGAGGAATAATAACAGGATTATTCCATACTTCCTTAATATCATTCCAATTACAGATCACTATTACCACAATGACCAACAAAAATAGTTCCATCCTTGGAGTTCCTTTCATTGATAATTTCCATCCTTTTGATTACTTCAGCATCAACCAGCCTTGAAACAGCATAGAGTTTTGCTGTATCATTGGGATGAGTCATATATTTTTTACCATATGCTTCAATGCAATT